GGTATGGGCCGCGAAGCTCATCACCAAGCTTGAAGCTTTCAGTAAATAGGAACCCCGCATGTTTTCTTTCATACAAAAGATCGAAACCGATATCGGTCTTATCTCAGTTGATATCAACGTCGTGGTAGGTAAGCTGGTCTCCGCGGTGGAGGTCACCGCCCACGAGTTTGACGCTTTGCTCAATTGGGCCGTCGCGCAAGCGCCAGTTATCCAAGCCGATCTCACCGCCGCGACCCCAATCATTTCAGCTGTTACGGGGCTGCTGTTGACGGCTTCGACGGGAAACCCCGCATTGGGGGCCGCCGCATCCGCAGCAGTCACCGGGATCAATGAGGCGGTCAACACGGCGGAAACCGCTGTCAAAGCCCTCAACGCCGCCAACGCCGCGCTACAGACCTCGAAGGCGGCTGGAAACGGTGCCGTGGTCAACGACACACAAGCGGTTCTCGCTGGCGTGCAGGCGATTACTGGTGCCACGGCTGCCGTTGCGAACGTCAAAACGGTATCGCTTGCCGCGGCGGCGGCGATCCAGGCGGCGGTCAACCCGCCCCCCGCGCCGTGACCGCGCTGCTTTGGGTAGGGGGCTTCATCATCCTGGGACTATCTGTTGCCCTAGGGATGGTTTTCTACGTCATCAAAGCCTCTCAGTCCGTCATCGAAAAAGAGATCGACAACAAGGAAAACTGAAAGCGGGTCATGGCTGACGACGGCTACAACATCTGGACGCAAGTCATAGCCGCCGGCAGCGGGGTTGCGGGCGGGGCGTTCATCCGCGACATCCTGGCCTGGATGCGCGGCGCGCCGCGCGACAAAGCCGAAACGGAAAAGATGCTCCGCGACTCGGTGGACGCCTATATCAAGACGTTGATTTCTGGTTACGAGAGCAGGGTCCAGGATTTGACGGCCGAGGCGCATGCTTTGCGCAACGATGTGCAACAGCTACGAATGGAAAACCGCAAGCTTCAGGACGGGATAGCATCGCTACGGCGGGCTTTTGACAAAGAAGTGCGGGACTCTCACCCCGTTCTCCCGAAGGATTGACACGGTGTTTACACTGTGCGCATAACTTAACCTTCTCGATTTGCTGCCGTTAGTAGCAACCGACTTGCCGCCGTTAGTGGCACTCGACTTGTGGCCGTTAGCCGCTGAAAAGGGAACGAAGATGGCATATGACGATCCGAGGGAACCCCATGAAGAAGAAATCGATGACGGCGAAGAAGGCACCGATGCCGGACTCCTCGACGACGAAGGCGGGGATGAAGCCGAAGCAGGGGAAGAACCTGAAGATGCTGAAGCCGAAGAAGGGCTAGACGAGCCCGCTCCAAAGCCCGGCCGGTCGACGGCCGCGGTCCAGACGGCGAAGCGTATTGCCCGCGAGGCGAACGAAAAGGCCAACCGGCTTGAGCGTGAGATCGCGGAACTAAGGGCGCAGACACAGCGGCAAGAGCCGAAAGGTGAAAGCCCGGAACAGGAAGCCGCCCGGCTATCCCTTATGACCTCTGAAGAGAGGATGGATTACAAGCTCGACAAGGCCCAAAAAGAGCATTCCGCCCAAATGGCACTCGTGCGGTTTGAAGCCGCCGATCGAGCCGACAAGTCAGCCTTCGACGCGAAAGGGGCTTACGATCCCCGTTACAAGCGCTACGAGGCCGAGGTGGAAAAGCTTCTTGCGGTCGAACGCCGGAAAGGCCGGGACTTCGATCGTGAGACGATCCTGAAGTTTGTGCTTGGGGAGAGGGTCATGGCGAGCAAGAAAGAGATCGCGAAGCAGAAGGACGCGGGCAAGAAAAACGTTGCGGCGCAACGTGCTCAGGCGGGAAACGACCGCAGCGACCGGACGGCTCCGCGAGGACGCGCTGGCACTGGCAACAGCGTCGAGGATTTGGAGAAGCGCCTCGAAGGCGTTTATCTGTAGGCTCTGACGGCGGACCCGTCAGACTTTTAGGGGAAAGACGGATATGCCGACTAATACCTCAGGCTCGTTCCAGACGGACGTTGAAGCCTATATCGCTCAGACGACGTTGCCACTAGCGCGGCGCCGTCTTGTCGCTTACCAGTTCGGCGACCCGCTCACGCTGCCGAAGGGCCGGGGGGTCACCTACCAAGCCGCGCGCTGGAACCGTGTTCCGCTTCCCTACGCGCCGCTTTCGGAAGGCGTCCCCCCGATCGGGCAGACGATGACCGTCACGATGGTCTCGGGTACGGCGATCCAATGGGGTGACAAGATCACCCTTACCGACATCGCCGAGATGACGATCAAGCACCCAATGTTCAAGATCGCTAAGGAGCTCTGTGCCCTGGCTGTCGCCGAAACGCTCGAGCGCAACACCTACAACAACCTCACCGGCGGCACGCAGATCAACTATGTGAACTCGCGCGGCGCGCGGGCTTCGCTCGTCACTGGCGACGTTCTCAATCTCCACGAGATCAATCGCATGTACGCGGCGCTGGACTACCTCGGCGCCCCTCGTTTCATGGGTGACGAACAGACCAACACCAAGATCGACGCGGAGAGCGGCGGCGCCCGCGCTTCGGCCGACCCGCGCGGCCTGCCTCACTACACCGCGATCGTGCATCCCTTCGTCGTGCAGGACGTTCGCGAGAACTCGACCTTCGTAACGGCCTCGTCCTACTCGGACATCAACAAGCTTTATAACGCCGAGATCGGCGAGCTTGGCGGCATCCGGTTCTGCGCGAGCAACATGGTCCAGTCCTGGACCGGCGCGGCGCTGATCCAAGGCGTGGCGGGCACGGCGGGATCGCTGGCGACGAACGCGACCTATTACACGATTGTGACTGGCTCGGACACGCAGAATCAGTATGAGAGCTGGATCACGCAGGTCTCGGCGGCGGTATCCGTGGTGGGTCCAAACGGTTCGATCGCCGTCACCCTGCCTTCGGTCCCCGCCGGCTTCACTTTTAACGTCTATATCGGCACGACCACGAGCCCGGCGAACCTCGGCATCTGCGCGGCCGGCCCGACAGTTGGACCGATGGTCGGCCAAGCCACTCAGCTTGCCGGTGGCCAGACAGTCATCATTACGGGCATCGGCGCGGCGCAGACGCCTCCCGCCGCTCCCGCGACTGGCGTTACCGTTTACCCGACCTACATCTTCGGGCGGGGGGCTTACGGCCAGGTCGTGCTCGACGACATCAAGTACAGCTATCTCGACAAGGCTGATAAGAGCGACGTGCTCAATCAGCTTCGCGTGATCGGCTGGAAGGTCATGTACGGGACGATCCTTTTGAACCAACTGTTCTTCGGCCGCATCGAAAGCACGTCTGCCTTCTCCGCGACCTTCGGGTAAGTTCCAGCTCCCCACAAACTGACGGGGAGCTACGGCTCCCCGTTTCTCCATAAGGGATCAGACCATGGCTCTCCGGACACTCGGCACTTCCGCGACGACATCTTTGTCCGCGCAGCTCTTCACCCGGCAGATGGCGGCGGTGGATGTCGCCTCGATCCGCGCGGGGATCAAGGACGATCAGACCAACACGTACCCGATCTATCCCGGCTCGTTTGGACAGGGGTGTCTCTACATCCCCAATCGCGGCATCCTCCGGCCGCTCCCCGGCGACTACATCGCTTTTGATGCGACGACCGGCTGGCCAATCCTCTTGTCCGCCCTAGCGATCGCCTCCGGCCCCTACTCGCACTCGTAAGGAAGTCCCCCCATGGCAAAGAACACCATCCCGAAGAAGGTCATCGCTCCCGCCGCGCGCGAGCTCCAGCGCACGATCGACACCTCCATCGTTTCCGATCTTCGCCGCCAAGAGATCATGGCCGAGGCCGAAGCCAAGGTCCGCGCCCGGCAGATCGTGGAAGCGGAAGAGGCCCTTCTCGACCAGGAGATGGAGCGGCTCGAACGGATCGCTCATCCCGAGACGGTCTACGAGATGAGGGACATCCGGATTAATTTGGCGCTGTACGCCGACAGGATCACCATTGACGGCAAGCCATATTATGCTGGAGAACTCTACACGGTTCCCAAGCCCGTTTTCGATGTCTTGAAGGAATGCGAGTCCCGGTCCTTCAAGCACGATGATGAAATCCACAGCGGCGATACGAACGATGCCTTCTACCGCAAGTCACGGGAAGTCTCCCTTAACATGCGGACGGGCAGCACTTCGTCAGCCGCAGGCCCCGTAAGGTTTTAATCCCCCATGACGCATGAAGCCCCCCAAGCTACCCCCGCTATTGGCCTTTCCCTGACGCATACCGTCGCGGAGAACCGCAACATCGTGATGCAGGCGTTCGTCCCCTTCGACTGTGCGCCGGCCGAGCTCAACGGCGCCCTGGACAAGATGTTCCTGGCATCGGAGCGGCAACAGGCCAAGGTCCGCCTGCCACAGGCCAAGAAGGATTTGATCCGGCTACAGAAGGCCTATGAGCGCGCCTGCGAGGACATCATCCGCCTTGACGCGGAAGGCCAGGCCGCGAACAGCATCGCGGATCAAGCCTACGAAGCGACAGGTCGCCGTGGCGCTCGTCCCTCGACGGCGGCAATGAAGCAAGACGAAGCTCGCCGTTCGGCGGATCGCGCGAACACGGAGACATCCCTGAAGCGCGGCAAGCAGGACATTACCTTGCTACAAGAGGAGATCGCGGAACTCGACGCGATCGTGAACGGAACGCCGGAGGACTAAGTGCCCCTAGCCGCGTCACAAATTATTACGCTTGCGACGCAAATCGCGAAATGCCCCTCCTGGACATCCCAGGCGGGGCAATTGCTGAATATGATCCTAGCGGACCTTTGTCAGGACTATGACCTGGCGATCGCGCGCGGCATGGCCTCGTTCTCCTTCCAATCATCGGCCGGCAGCAATCAGGGGCCCTACATGCTTGGGGTGACGGACTGGCTGCGCGCGAACCGGAACGATGTGGTTTACACGATCGACGGGGTGAAGTACGTCATGATCGGTGTCTACCTCGCGGAGTTTGACGCGCTGGTTCAACAGGCAGGGCTAAACGCCTACCCTGAAAATTATGCTGTGGATAACTCGGCCGAGGCAATCGCCGCTTATGGCTCATCCGTCATGTACGTTTGGCCCCCCGCCGCGGGCTCTTACCCCGTCACGGCGCGTTATCAGCGGCAGATGCCGGACCTGACGGCGGCCCAGCTCGCCGACGGCACGACAATCCCCTGGTTCCCCAGCCAAGGCTGGCTCGTGACCAAATTGTCCGCGGAGCTGATGAGGCTCACGAATGATGACCGGATGGAGAAATTCAGCGCGGACGCCGCGGGGATGCTCGACAAATACCTGACGCTTCAGGATGAGAGCACGGATGTAGTCAAGACGGTGACGCTCGACCGGCGCCGGTTTAGCACGCCCTGGGACCGGGTGAAAAATACCAAGACGGTGGGTTGGTAGCATGAGCCTCCGGCGCGCGCAGGTCATCCGCTTCTCGCCGCAGAGCTTGTCGGACAGCCTCGACGAGACGGACCTATTCCCCGGCGCCTGCGCGGTTCTCCAGAACCTCGTCCCGCACCCCTCGACAAAAGGAACCTGGACCTGCCGCCCAGCAGCGCAACAGCTTTCCGCCTTCGCGGGCTTCACGGCGCCCGGTGCGGTCTCCGTGCTCAAGGTCATCGGCAGCTACGTCTACGGCATGATTGCGAGCGGGCTGACGGCTGGGCACGATCAGCCCTTCTGTTACAACATCACATCGAACTCTTTCACCGCGATCGCGGGCGTGACGGGCGCGAATGTCCCCGCGACCCAGGCGACAACCGGAGATTGGACGCCTCCCACCATGGAGTTGGTGGGCGTCAATCTTATCGTGACCCATCCAGGCTTCGACGGCGTTACGAATTTCTTTGGTTGGATCAATATCTCGAACCCCGCCGCGCCCACCTGGATGGAGATAGGCGGGTCATCGGTAGCAGGGAACTTCGCGTCGGGCAGTCTGATCACGTTGACCGTTGTCCCGGCGTGGGTAAAGCAGTTCGCGGGCCGGGCATATTTCGGCATCAACCCGCCGACAGGCCAGCCGTCCGTGGTCTTTACGGATAGTCTGACGCTGAAGGTCACGAACGCGAACCAGGCTTTGACCTTCGGGGACAACCTCCCGCTGACGGCGGCCGGCGGTCTCCCGCTCAATAACCAGCTCGGCGGCGTGATCCAATCGCTGCTTGTCTTCAAGGGGACGAGCGCGGTCTACCAGATCACTGGGGACTATTCCACGAGCACGCTCGCGATCAACACGCTCAACGCGGCGACGGGGACACTCTCTCCCCGCTCGATCGAGCCTACACCGAACGGCTTGGCCTTCCTCGCTCCCGATGGCATCCGGATCATTGATTTCTCCGCGCATGTGTCCGATCCGATTGGTTTAGAAGGCGCGGGTGTCAACACCCCGTTCCTGAATATCCTGTATCCTTCGCGGGCGGTCCTGTCCTGCAATGCGCAGATCATCCGTATCTCGATGCAAAACTCCAGCGCAGCTGGAACGCCGTGGCAGGAATATTGGTTCGACATCCCTGTAAAAACCTGGTCCGGGCCCCACACGTTTCCACCCACGGCGATCGACGTCTACAATAACGCCTACATCATTGCCCCGCAGAGCGTTCCTGGCACCTTGTTCTTAAGCAAGGTTATCCCCGACGCAACCACGAACGAGACCGAGAACGGCACACAGCTCCAGTGGGTTTTCCAGACGGCCATGTTGAAGGACAACAACGAGATGGCCATGTCCGAGATCACGGAGATGCAGGTCAAGACCTCCGCCGTCGCTTCCGTCCCCAACATGGTCGTGGCGGCGGTTGACGAGAACGGAGCGGTCTACAACTCAGCTTTCTACACCTTCAATCTCACAGGCATGGTATGGGGCACCGCGGCTTGGGGACCGCCGACGCAATGGGGCGGCGGTCAAGCGGGCATCTTCCCGCGACAAATTCTCTTCAATGCTCCCGTGGTCTACACTCGCCTCGCGATCCGCATAAGCGGGGCAGGCGGGCAAGGCTTTATCATCGGCGACATCTTCATCCGGGCGCGCGTGCTCGGCTACATCCAACAGACGGGCTAGACCATGAAGAGAATTCTATTCCTTTTGACTTTGCTGTTTCCGCCCTTGGCAGCGCAGGCTTCTGTCTGTCCTTCCGTACCCTATACGTTCGTTAACGGGACCATCGCCGACGCGACACAGGTCAATGCCGATTTTACCACGGTGCTCGGCTGCCTCAATACAGGTCTCGCGAATAGCGGGGCGAACAACAACATCACCTCGCTTACGGGACTGATTTCTCCGCCGTCAGGCTCAGGCTCGATCGTCTTCTCGGGCATCGCCAGCAACACGGGTACGGCGAACGCTATCATCGTTTCCAACACGTCCCCAACAGGCTTCACCCTCACGGCGGGCGACCGGGTTTGGTTCAAGTCCCTAGCAAAGAACACGAGCGCGTTGACGGTCGCGGTCGACGGATTGGCCCCAACGAACGTTTACAAGCTCGTTGGCCCGACGAACGGGATCGCGACACTTGGTTCGATCACCGGCGGTTCCAACTACCAGCCGGGTTATCACGTCGCGTCGCTCACTGGCGGAACCGGAACAGGCGCCATCGCAGGGATCACCGTCAACAGCAGCGGCGTGGTAACAGCGGTTTCGCTTTACGCGGCCGGAAACAATTACGCCGTGGCGGATACACTGTCCGCAAGCACGGCTGATCTCGGCCCCGGCGGGACAAGCTTCTCTATCCCCGTGGCGACGGTTGCCGGCGGCGCGCTGACCGCGCTGACCGGCGGCGAGATAGCCGCGGCAGGCGAGTTCGTCGACCTGCTTTACGACGGCACGCAATTCCAGCTCCTCTCTCCTGTTCCGTTCAACCCGTGGACCGCGGCCGCGAACACGTTTCTTGCAGGCCCAACATCAGGGGGTGCGGTCGTCACTCCAGGCTTCCGGCCGCTTTCCTGCAATGATCTACCTGCCGGCGGATGGTGTCTACTTAACACGGTGACAGCCAGCAATTCCGCCACGCTTTCAGATACGACTAGCCTTACAAGCCAGTACACAGATTATGAGCTTGTACTCGAAAATATTGTGCCTGCGACGAGTGGAACTTTCTGCTTGTTCCAAGTGTACAGTAATGGGTCCGTGCAGACTACAGGCTACCTTGACGCTATGTATTACACCTCTTCGTCTGCCAGCACCGGCACAAATATTCAGCCTACATATATACCTTGCACTTTTGGGGCTTTGTATAATGCGGTGCCCGGTTTGGGGGGAACGATCAATATACTTAACGCTCAAAACACTTCCGCCCCTAAGAACATTCTTTTGCAAACAATTAACGCAAATTCGTCGTCAGCTATGACCCCACAACAAGGCGGAGGATACTGGAACGGCGGAAATACGGCGATTACCGGATTTCGCCTTTCTATGGCGTCGGGGAATATCACGAGCGGAACGATTAAGATTTACGGCCGGAACTAGGGCTTCTTGTCGCGCCGCCCAGCGCATGCTATGTCGTTCACACCTTGCAAGGGATAAACATCATGCTGAAGAAACTAGCACTCGCCACGACCGCGCTCCTCTTTCTCAACGCGCAGGTATTCGCGGCAAGCATCCCGTACATCACCGTGCCGCTAGAGGCGGGGCAGCCAAACGCGAATGCGAACCTGCTCATTCAG